CTCATCTGAGGCTATATAAACAACTCGTCTGGTCGCCACACCAGATAAACCCTAAAGTGTCTTACCACTTCTGTCGCAAACTGTCGTCTCTATCCGGACTCAACAACAGCAGCGCTACGAAGGCGTTGTACTGGGCGAGTATTCCTTTATCCTAATAAGTCTGCTATATACCATACAGCATACGCTAATGCTACTCCAGCTGCAAAGCTATATAACACTAGCTCAAGCATAATGATATGCTGCAATGTCGTTAACATAAACGTCATAATGCGTAGCCTTATCTAATGGTAAATAACAATCATAAGCTCTTGGGTGTCTACCGTCTGCTCTTGCCCATCTGGCCCTTGGACCACGACCCATGAGCCTAACTCTCATCTTGGTTCCCCAACCTCTTTCACTGTTCATGATCTTGACGTTTCTCTTTAATTCTAGAACTGCAGGATCTTCTCTGTTAGTTACAGTAAACTTATAACCACTCATTGGAAATCTTTCTTTGGTTACTCTATGTAATGCTGTTGTTGCTTTTTTCATTCTACAATTTCCTCTTCTCTTTTGTTATTCATCCATTCCTGTAAACAAGAAACGGCATCTTTCTTTTCTAAGTTAAAATCATCTACTAGATATGTACAAGCTCCGAACATATTCATTTCGCCACTAGCTCGAAGTTCATCAAGAAATTTAAAGCATTCTTTCTTGTAAGTTTTTGTGAGATTTCTAGGCATTTAAGGCTCCTGCTTCATATTGACGATCTATTTTCTTTTGATCATTTTCGCTTAAATCTTGGTATCTCACATATTTTGCTACAGGTACATCAACTAAACTAAATAGTCCACCGAGTCTTCCCCATTCATCAACAGGATAAGTCATTGATTTATAAGGGATTTTTGATTTTTGTTCACTCATCTTCATCTCCATGATAAACTTTAACTAACTCATTAAGATACCAACTGGCTTTTCCAAGATCATCTTGAGCTCGACCTTTGTGTTTGAATCGCCAAATGTATTTTATAATATTACCTTGAAGGTAACCATCATACCCATCTTCACCACAGGCTGCTTTGATTGCTTCAATGCATTCAATATCACCTTGACGGTAATGAGGTGGGTTTGTGACGGTAGCTTTCATTATTTTCTTACTCACTGACATTGAAATCTATCCCTTCTTCGCTAAAGACAGTTTCTACTTCTTCTTCAGCGATTTTATTTATTTCTTTCATAACATTTTCGATGTATGTATCATCATACCCTCTTTTATGTAATACATCTATTATGCCTTTTTTAGTACCTTCGAAAGATAATAAAGCTTGTTCTGAAATAAATTCTTTAATTTTAGTACAGCTTTCGTGAACTACCAAGGTAATATCTCGTATGTCGTTTTCAAGATGTTGGTAGATTGTTGAATGGCCTTGATTTTCTACTTGCTTAATAGCTTCTCGTATAAGACTGAATGCTTCCCGATAGGCTTTTGCTGCTTCGAGATTAGATTCTTTTTCTGATACTACGATAAGCTGATCAAGCGATTTAGTAGCTTTATCAAAGGCAAGTCGAACGGCTGGAAAATATGCTATGTTATTCATGTTAACTCTCAGACTTGTCGGATTATTGAAAAAATGTCATAGGTGCTCAGTAAGTCCGAACACCCACGACAATTATGGCTACAAATACTGCTAATATTAATAAAGCAATCATTAAAAACTCCTATGACAAGAAGCTTAAAACGCGATTTGCCCTTCTTCAGCAGCGGCACTCTCAACTACGTCAAACCCTGCGCTAGGTGTATACTCAACTAACTCAACAACTTGAACAGCTGTTAAAGAAGTTGCGACACCTTTTCTACCAGGTGCTTCATACTCATATTGCCATAGGTTAACGTTAACTTTAGAACCGTTACCAATGTTGTTGGCTTCCATTGGCTGCAGTTTTCCGTCTACAACTTTAACAGGTGCATTCGGATTACCATCGGCTTTAACGCCTTTTCGCTTAAGATTAACGAAATGTACTTTTTCGTCATTCTTATCTTGCTTGACGTTAAGACCATAGTCTTGTAGTTCTTTAATCTTGGCTGGATCTGAGGTAGCTATAACCATTTCCCACTGCTTAGAACCAAATGGGTTCACAGGCGCATCAGTACCAGAGATACGACAAAATTTGGCTTCAACATCTTTAATGATTAAAGAACGAGGGTAAGTAGAGTTTTGATTAGTACTGGTCACGATATAAGTCTCCTTTTGGGTTAAAATTAAGGTAAAAAGTGTATTAGAATTATTTTTTTGGTGGGCCGAAGCCCGCCCAAATAAAATAATTTAAAGAGGTTAGATAGAAGGTTAGTTTAATGGAACTCAAAGCAATAGTTAAAGGGAATAATTGTTGGATATATATTGATCAACAAATAAATTATTAGAGACGATATAGATAATCTCATCGACCCCTAAGGCAATATTAAATTTAGCTAAAACGTAAGTAAAGATTTCATCATGATTCATGCGTTATCTCCTTTTGTCATGAATTTGGTTGAAGTACAATATGAAGAAACAGATTTGTACTTAGGGAATATATTGTTACTAGATATATGCATTTGATCGGTGCGTAATAGGCATTGATCTATGCTATTGTATGGTCCCCAATTGTCGGATATATAATAACATTTAACGGAACATACTAGGATTATCGCATGAATCATTTGAATCCACCCGACATCCAATAGCATAAAACAAATGCACAGAGAGCTGCACATAAGACAACTGATACTGCGGTTAATTGGTCCATATTTTCCATGATAACTCCTAATGATATGGTTGAACTATTACAGATATAAAGTTAGTTACTTCGGTTAGAAATGAGGGTAAATAAATAGCAAGTATCATTAATATAATAAAGATTGCTATGGCATTAAATAAATCTACAATGGCTAATAATATATCAAGTATGGTATTCATATCGGTCGGTCCTTTCTGTAAAATGAGAGCACCCCGAAGGGTGCTCAAGTTGCTTCCACACACACTCACAAACATACTATAATCTTGGTTGATCGTTAAGATCTTCTATTTTCTCAACTGTTTTAACATCGGCTTTGGTTAACAAGTTAGTTTTAATAGTTTCAAATAACGGATGGATAACATGCAGAATATGCAATTTGTTTGTATCAATTTGCACAAGTTTAAGAAGTTTATTTAAATCTTCAAAAGTCATACGAAATACTGTTTCATAATCATCTGAGTTAGTTTCCTTTTGCAAATGTACAGCTAATGGGTGATTATACATTAGGTTACCTGTTAATGGGTTTTGCACAGCTACCTCATAGATGTCAGAGTTGTAATGTGACTCTTGAATTATTGACAAATAGAATGGATATGTCGAGTCAGAAAGATCTAAACAGCAACGATCAATGTAGGTGTCTTTAGTTTTGCTTACATATTGTCGTGTAAATGTAAGATCTATTACGTCTGTTTTAACTATTTTATGTGATACTTTCATTTCCATGGTTTACTCCTTTGTTGCTGGTTTATCTTGGTCTACATGTCGCATTACGCTATCGTGATGGACACAACTATGTCTTGAGTCATATTGTTCTTGTAAGAACTTTATGCCCAAGGTTAGGTTACGTTCAACAGGAACATTTGCTCCAAAGTCACGTGATACAGTTATTTTATTGCCATGCTTATTTATCCATTTATTATCTTCTTTAGTTACTAATGGTTTAGTTGCAGATGGCCATAAAGTATGACGACTATTGTTGTGATTAAACATACGATCATATAGTTCAGCAGTTTTATTGGTATAATCAAAGCCGCTGTGGTATGGGTTTATAGTTCTCTCATAGACACAATGACATATGTCTTTAGGGTTTTCTTTGGTACGATCTATGAAAAAGAATTGTTTATGACAATGATCACATGTAGTGCTCTCTAAGTCTTTAAAGAATCCATTGCCACTATTTGTCTTGTTGCGGTCATAGAAGTGAGTAGCAATATCATCACGGCGTTCAATGGGAACTTCATAGGTAATATAATCGGTTGCACCATCGGTATCTTTTAAGACATTATCGGTGTGGTCTACAAGAGTCTCTAAGGCTTTATTTATTTTATTTATATTCATGAGTGTTTTACTTTCTATATTATGTTAATTAAATTAATAGTAAAGGAATTATTTTTTTAAATTTTTAGTGAAGAAAAAGGGAAAGGTTTGAAGAAAAAGAGATAAAAATTTAAATAAAATAATGGAAATATGCTCATATATTTGTTTATGGCGGTGGGCTTTTGGGGACACGGAGTATCACAATTAATCACCCTAAGGTTATACTTATAGGTGTTTACCGGCCCCCACGGCCCCTTCTCTAATAGGAGACAGTTTGATATCGGTCTCCGAAACCCCAAAAGACGGCATATAAGCACAAAAGATCGGTAATAACAGATCGGTGAAGAATTTTAAAAATTATAATATAAATTATAAATATATATTAAAAGATAGATGTATTTAATATAGGGATTTATAATTTATATTATATAAGTTTAATTAGTTATTATATTTGTGGATTTAAAGGTTTAGGTGTTTTAGTTGATTTAGGTTTAGTTTGGGTTTGAGGTGTAGGATTTGGTAAAGAAGTTGTATTAAATATAGAATTTAATGGGTTTTGAGGATGGGTAGAAGGATATTGATAGTTAGGTGGAATATTGTTAGGGATAGATTGAATGTGTTGAGTTTGATTAGAGATTTGATGAAAGTTAGGTATGAAAGTTTGGGTAGATAGTTGAATAATAAAATAAGAGAAAGAATATGTTTTATTATTAGGTTGAAGTTGATTAGAGATAATTTGAAGTTGTTGATAGATATTTGGAAGTTGAGATGAATTGGTTATTATATGATGAGGAAAGGTTGTAGTTGGATGATTAGGGATTTGGATAAATGTGTTGTTTTGAAGATTAGTTAAGGTGAAATGGATTTGGATTTGTTTAGAGTTTAAGGTTTGTTGAAAGTTAGAATAATTGGTGAAGAGGTTTAAGATAGATAGGAATTGGAAGGAATTGTTAATTGGGTTTAGATAAGTGAATTGGTTTTGGGAATTGTATTTGTTTTGTTGATTGTTAGAGAAGGGATTTTGGTTAGGATAGTTAGAAGTTGGGTTAGTTGTTGTTGTTGTTGGAAGAGATGTTGGGAAATTGTTTATTGTGTTTTCCATTAGGTTGGTTCCTTGTGTTAAGTTAAGTTTGTATTTTAATTAATTATGTGATATTTGTATAATTAAAGAAAATTGTTATAGGAATTATTTTTTTATTTTTTTTAAATATAATTTATAAAATTTAAATATATTTTTTAGAGAGTAAGTGGATGAAGATAGAGTATGTTAATAAAAAATATATTTAGAATTTTATTAGATATAAATAAAGAAAAAAAAGAAATAAAATAATGTTTGGAAAGAGTTGATTATTTTTTTATTGTTTAATATAGAGAGATTGTTTAAAGGGTTTTTTGATTAGTATGTATAGGGGGTTTTTGGAAGTAGGGGGTATTGAATTGTATTTGGGTATATGTATATTAGGCGATTTTTTTAAGTTTATTTAAAGAAGTGTCCCCTAGTAGAGATAACAATTGGTTAAATTTTAACCAGGAGGTATAATGATTCTCTACAATGATCCCTGCGATGACGTAGGGAACAGCGTAATTGAGTGGAT